TGACGATATGAACATCTTGAAAAAACAAAAAGACGATGATGCAGGCGGTTCTGGAGGCGGTGGAGGCGGAGGCAAAGGTGGTAAAGGAAAGGGAGGCGGAGGCGGACCTTTCAAAGACATCTTGCCAGAAGTCGAGTTGACCGACATGGGAAACCAATTCAAGAGCATTTTTGACGGTCTTGGGGATAAGCTGAAAGGGTTGTTTGACCTCTTTAAAAAAGGCTTTGATGCAGCGTTTAGGCCAGAAGGTATTGAACGTATCAAAGCCGCTTTAGAACGAATCAAGAAAACTCTTGAGGAAATCGCTACTGATCCTAGGGTTGTGAATGCTTTTGACCGAATGGCTGGAAAAATCGCTTATGCTTTAGGGCAAGTGACAGGCTCAATAGCTACTATCGGCGTTGGTATTGGTGTACTCCTTACCGAAAGTATTGCAAACGGCCTTGAAAGACAGAAAGAACGCATTATCAGGGCGCTAGTCGCTTTGTTTGATAATGTTGGTAATATTGCAGAGGCAGTAGGAAACATCGCTCAGGCCTTTTCTGGTGCTTTCTACGATGTCATTACTTCTACTGGTGCGGTTCGTATCGGTAGCGCTATTGTGTCAACTCTATTAAGTTTGACATCTACCATTGTTGAAGTCGGTAGTAAATTAGCAGGAAGTCTGTTTGAAGGTTTTGAAAAAGTCGTTGTGACGAGCGCTCCTAAAATTTCATCGATGTTTCAAAGTCTTTTGGACATTGTAGCTCCAGTATTTGAAACTATTGAGAGTGTTGTTGATAAGTTTGGCGATGGATTAAGTAGTGTCTACGATGAACACGTAGCCCCTGCTATTGACTCTATTGCTAATGCTTTTAATGGGCTAATTGATATTATTCAAATCCTTTGGGAAGGAAGTTGGAAACCTTTTGCTGAGTTCTTGTCTAATACATTTGGTTTAAGTATTGAAGGCGTCGCTGATTTGCTAGGCGGAGCGATTTTATCAGCGCTAAAAATACTGGCTGATACAATTAAACTTGTAGCTGATGGTTTCACTGCTTTTTCTGATTGGTGTAAAGAAAATAAAGAGATTATCTCCACAATCGCTAGTGTGATTGGTACGCTTGCAACCGTATGGCAAGGAATCAAGTTCTTGTCTTGGGCTGAACAAGCTGGAGGACTTGCAGGAGCATTCGAATTATTAAGTGGTAAGGTTTCCTTTATTGTTAGTGGAATTAAAAACCTTGGATTGGCTTTGAAAGCTTTGACATTTGATAAATTGGTCAGCTTCGGAGAAACCATCTATTTGAATGCGTTATATGCAAAAGACTTTGTGGTCAATTCAGGTAAATTGATTGTAGAGTTAGGGAAAACTGCTTTAGAACTTGGTAAATCTGCACTAGCGTGGGGTGTTCATGCAGCACAAATGGGACTTGCAGCAGCCGCAGAAATCGCTCAATCGGTTGCAGCAGGAGTTGCAGCAGCCGCAACATGGGCGCTGAATGGAGCTATTGCAGTATTGACCAGCCCAATAACTCTGGTTATCGCAGCAATCGCAGCCTTGATTGCTATCGGTGTCTTGCTCTACCAAAACTGGGACACTGTTGTTGAATTTGCTAAAACTGCATGGCAAGGACTATGTGATTTTATCAGTGGTATTTGTCAAGCGATTGGTGAATTTTTCAGCGGTCTATGGACGAAACTACAAGAAATCTTTGAACCGATAGGGCAATGGTTTAGCGAGAAATTCCAGCAAGCGTGGGACGCTATTGTTAACATTTTCTCTGGCATAGGAGAGTGGTTCTCTGGTGTATTCCAAGGCGCATGGGACGCTATCGTAGCTATCTTCACTCCGCTTGGAGAATGGTTCTCGGAACGATGGAACGACATCACGACTGTTTTGGCAGATGTTGCTAAATGGTTTGGCGACATGTTCCAGAAAGCGTGGGATGCACTAACAAATGTATTCTCATCAATCGGTACTTGGTTTGGTGAGCGTTGGAATGATGTGACAACTGCGCTTGCTAACGTCGCAACGTGGTTCGGGAACATCTTCAAAACAGCATTTGAAGCAGTCAAGAACGCATTTAGCACGATTGGTAGCTTTTTCAGCGGTGTTTGGTCAACAGTTCAAAACATCTTCGTAAATGCTGGTCAAATGGTCGGTGATGCAGTAGGTGGCGCCTTCAAGAGCGCAGTTAATGCGGTTCTTGGAACAATCGAGAACGTGGTCAATGGATTTATTGGTATGATTAATGGCGTTTTGGATACTGTCAGAGGTCTCCCAGGACTAGGATGGGTTGGTAGCGTTGGATACGTAAGCCTTCCTAGATTGGCTCGTGGTGGTATCGTCGATAGTCCAACTATCGCCATGATTGGTGAAGCAGGTAAAGAAGCGGTTGTACCGCTTGAAAATACAGGCTTCATTCAAACGCTAGGACGAGTTGTCAGCAGCGCGGTAGTAAATGCCATGGCTGGTGTAAGTCCACAAGGTGGCTTTTCTGGAGACGGCGACATCGTCATCATGGTTGGTGGACACGAATTTGGTCGTGTGGCCATCCAAGAAATCAATCGAGAACAAGAACGTGCAGGACAAGTCTTGCTTAACATCTAGAGGGAGGTAAAATGGCACGCTTAATTATTAACGGGGTGGCTGTTAAGCATCCCAAATCTTTTCAAGTTGGTATCCAGGATATCGACGGAGAAACAGGCCGAAATGCTAACGGGGATATGGTGCGTGACCGTATCACGACCAAGCGTAAATTAGATTGTGAATGGGGAATGCTGACTCAAGATGAAATGAGTCAGCTTTTAACTGCTGTGTCGGCGGTCTTTTTTGAAGTCTCTTATCCCGACCCTGTAAGAGGTCAGACAACAGGGACTTTCTATGTCGGAGATAGGACGGCTCCGAGTTATTCGTTTACTGATAAGTTCAAGCCGTGGTCGGGTGCTAAATTTAATCTGGTAGAAAGGTAGGTTAGAACATGGATATATTCAGACGACAAAAATTCAATGAAGCGATGTTCGCTAAAAATCGTACTCTTGCTATCAGAGTAGGGCAATATCAGTCAAGCGATATTAAAGAGGCTCATTTTGATTATGGCTATATCAAGGGTGACACTTATAAACCTGGTGGAACATGCGCAGGCAGTGCTAAAATCGTTTTTACAAGCATCATTACCACTTTCAATAAACTAGATAAGATTTACCCTGAAATTGGTCTTTTGGTAGATGGTACTTACGAATGGGTCAAAATGGGTGAATATTTCATTAACGATATTGAAATAGACCGCAATCGTAAAACGACCAAGCTTGACCTTATGGATGGAATGTTCAAGCTTAACCGTGAACATGTAACGGACTTGACTTATCCAGCTGAAATCAGGCACGTCATCAAAGAGGTTTGCCTAAAAACAGGTATTACATTAGCAAATGAATACATGGATATTACATCCATGAATTACAGAATCGAGCAGATTCCAAAAAATAAAAAAATGACATTCAGAGATGTTTTGAGTCTAGCTTCTCAAATGCTCGGGATGTCTTGTTTTTTTAACCGAGAAGGAAAACTCGAAATCAAGGACTTGACTGACTCGGGTATCACAATTACAGCAGATAGCTACTTCATGCACGGTTTGACCAAGAGTGAAGTCGAGTATCAGATTGCAGGGATTTCTTGTAAGAAAGATAAAGAGCTACTTACGGTCGGAAGGCGTACTGGTCGCTCATTGGAACTGGATAATCTGTTCATATCTCAAACGATTTTAGATAACCTTTACCACAAGATTAAAAATATCCGCTATTACCCTTTCAATTTGAATTACCAAGGTCATCTCTTGCTTAATGTGGGTGAATGGGTAACCATCAAGACAAATACCGGCGAAACCTTCAAATCGCCTGTATTGAGTCAATCATTCACATTTAAGGGCGGTTTGCGTGGTCGTATTAGTGCAGACAGTAAAGCTGGTAATGATGCGCAGTATTCATACGCAGGAACCATCACGAAGAAGATTGTGCAATTCAACGAGTTTGAAGCTCAAATCCAAAACCAAATCGAAGAAGCAGATAACGATTTTGACCAAAAGGTCGCAAAAATCAAAAAAGATTTTAATGATCAATTCGAACTCGCTAAAGCAAGAGCCGAAGAAATCAAACGTCAAATCTCAAGCGAAATCGACAAGAAGTTTCAGTCGTTCGACAACGCTTCAATCCAAGAAGCTAAGCGTAAGGCCGAAGAGGCCCTACGAAGTGCTGGTGCAAGCAGTTCACTCGCTCAGGAAGCGAAACGAATTAGCGAGCGAGCAAGAGCAGACCTTACTAACCTACAAGTATCATCTCAAAATGCTCTCAGCCAGATTGAGGCTTTCAAAACTGAGTATGGTACGAAGCTGAATGAAGTTAAAAGCACTGCAGACGGTCTATTTACTAAAATGGGCGCGGTTGAGACCTATATCAACAAGGACGGTCAGCGACAAGAGAGCTTGCAACGTTACGCTCGAGATGAGAGCGCTCGTCAAGTCAGCGCAGTACGTGAGCAGATATCCAGAGATTATGTTGGGAAATCGACTTATCAGGAGGATGTGAGAGGTCTTGAACGTCGGTTTAGTGCGATAAGCACACAGACCAATAATGATATCGCTTCTAAAATTGCTCAATATAAGCAGACAGTTGATGGCCGGTTCGCAAGTATCACATCTCAGATTGCTGGCAAAGCTAGTCAGACGGATTTCCAACGTGTCAAAGAAACCAGCCAACTATATGAACGAATCATCGGTAGTAACGAGAATGATATCTCGAATAAGGTCGCTCGCATGGCACTGACTAATCAGTTGTTCCATGTTGAAGTGGCCAAAAATATCGGAGATAACCGAAATTACGTGAAGAATGCCGATTTCAGAGAAAAGTCTAAGAGTTGGCAAGAAACCAATGTTTCAGGCTTGGATTTTAATTACGGCCATTCGATTACACAAAGAGGGAAATCGGGCGTACATATTTATGGTTCGGCTGGGACAATGGAATTTTACGGAATATATCAAACATTCAAATTCGAAGGTTCGAAAAATGATAACGTAATCCTATCGTTTTTAGCTTCAAAAGATGGAGCCGATGATTTTAGTGGTATTAGGATTGGTATTCATTGTAGAAAAAATAATGCGATTATTTCTCAGATGTGGAGAACTATCCAAAATTCAGAAATTGCAAGATTTTCGTATAAAAAAATAAGCCTAGCATTTAACTTGCCAGTGGATGTTGACGAAATAAACCTCATGTTCTATGGAGAACAGAACAAGGTTATCAACCTTTACATTTCAGAAATCAAGTTTGAAAAAGGAAGCAATGCGACATCCTTCACGCTAGCCCCTGAAGACACAGAGGAAGCCGTTCGCTCGGTTCAAAGTCAGCTCGCTGGCTCGTGGTCTGTTCAAAACATCAACTCAGCTGGAGATATCATCTCTGGAATCAACCTTGGTGCCGACGGTCGAAACAGATTTATAGGAAAAACATTTCACATCACTGGCGAAACTTTGATTGACAAAGCCGTCATCAAGTCAGCTATGGTTGATAAGCTGAAGACAGCTAACTTTGAAGCTGGTTCCGTCACGACTACGATATTAGGCGCTGAAGCGGTTACCGCCGACAAGGTGAGAATGGACCAAGCATTTGCTAACAAGCTAGTAGCAAGTAATATCTTCACTGATACGCTTGCAGCTAAACAGGCCTTTATCAACAAGCTTCGGTCTGTTGTGGTTACTGCTACCTTGCTTGAAGGTTATAAGGGAAAAATCGGAGGATTCCAGATTGGTACTCATGAGAAGGACCCTTCGACATACTGGCTGACTGGAACGAACCAGTTCGCAGTTGGAATGAGTAATGGTTCTGGAAATTGGAATCAGACAGCTCTTTGGGTAAACTGGGGTAATAATTGGGTAAGTCCAAGCGATACAGCATGGTTTGTTAAGCACACAGGTCAAATGTACTGTTACAACCGAGCCGAATTTTGGAATACTCCTCTAATTCACGGGGACTTACAAGTGACCGGTGACATCTTCTACAACAATAAAAATTCAGGAAAATCTGGTTACTGGATTCACTCGTCTAAATACTCAAATTTTGAGCCTTCGGATAACTATCTTTATCTTTACTACAACGGTTCAGGTTACGACTGGATCCCAATGAATAAAGAAATCTCTGACCGTCGTTACAAGCACAATATCGAAGCCAGTACAGTTTCAGGTCTTGATGTTATCAAAAATCTGAAGACGTACAGTTATCGCAAAGAGTACGATGGCAAAATAGAGGATATCGCTTGCGGTATCATGGCGCAAGATGTACAGAAGTACGTCCCAGAAGCTTTTTACGAAAATCCGGACGGTGCATACTCATATCGCACATTTGAACTCGTACCTTATTTAATTAAAGCCATTCAAGAACTTAATCAGAAATTGGAGAAAACAGCATGAATGAAGCAATCAATCAGCTAGTGTTGCAATCACTAGCCACTAAACTAGCCAAAAGTGAATTGGAATCGGCTCAAAATGAGGGATTCTATCAATTCCTAACGCAAGAATTACAAACGATGAATGAGGTGCTGGAATACGACCAAGCACTCAAAGAACTTTTCGAAGAAACAAAAGCTAAAATGCAAAAAGGAGAATAGAACATGACACAAACATACGAATTAGCAAATGCCCCTTATTTCCGTCAACCAGAAAATGTCACAATCGTGACCATTAAGAAAGAACATGGCCAACGCTATAGCTACGAGCAAGCAGGCTTGTCTGGTGACCGCACTCATGAAAGTCAAGAGGTGCTTATTCAAGCGGTGCTAGATGTGATTAAGGCGGAACTTGACCCAGCAAGTGCAATCGTTCAAACGCAAGCGAAATTGGAAGAAGCAACTCATAAACTCGCTGAAGCCGAAGCGAAACAAACTGCTACTGATGAAGCAGTTAAGCATAACCAAGAAGAAACCGACCGGTATGGGAAGATTATCCATGCGGTCGTTTTAAATGCGGTAGCAGGCAAGACAATCGCCTATGGAACTAACTACAAGGAATTGGTAGAACTCATTCCACTTGCTGAAGTTGGTAAGCATTACATGGCACATGACTTGATTACTATCGAAGACCCTAATCATGCGGAAGTAAACGGCGAAGGCAAGCGTGTCTTGGTTCAGCTTAACCGTGAATTTACTTACAACGGTGAACCAGTCAGTGATTTTGCCCGTAACGGTCGCCTTGAACTTGACGGAACAGGCGCAGCATGGAAGTTTGAACCAAAAGAGTAGAGGTGTTAAATGGACATCTTACAGCAAACAGAACATTTCTTCATGAACGTACTACCAGTAGCTTCACCGATTATTATCGCTTGGCTTAGCTACAAACTGCCGAAGAAATCAAAGGAACAAACAGACCAAATCATTTCAGAGTTGAGTGAAGTCAAGAAACAAATCAAAGATGTCCAAGAAACCGCATGCGACAGCAACACCAAAATTGACGAAGTACAAGAGAAACTGAAGTTACACGACGAGGCGCACCTGGTAACTATGAGGATGCGCCTTGACCGTGATATTCGCAGGGCCATCCGTCGTGGGTTTACCACAAAGGATGAGTTCTATGTGGTCGAAAATATGCACAAAAGCTATAAAGCTCTTGGAGGCAATGGCTACATTGACCACTTGTACAACAATTTTGAAGCATTGCAGATTAGGGACGACATCTTAATTGAAGATGAGAAAGGGGCGCAGAATGGTCTATAACACGACAAATCTGGCTCAATTTGACGGCGGCTATCTGATTAAGCAAGGGGACATCTCTTCCACATTTGGTTATGAACTATTAGACGAGGACTTCCAAGCGATACCCTCATTAAATGGACAAGAAGCCCTTGTCACATTGACTTTGGAAAATTCACAATGGTCAAAGAGGGTCACAGTAGAGAATCAAAGCGTGGTGTTTAGTATCACTGATATCTTACCAATCGGTAAGTATCGGCTGGAAATTAACGTAGGTGGATATGTATTTCCGAGCGATAAGACGACACACATCAAGATAGTCGCGTCAGATAAAGAACTGGTAACAAACGAAATCCACGCTCTCAAAGAGTTTGATATCGCAGAAGAGGTTAAGAAGCAACTTGCAGGTAGGTCTGTAGGTAGCGATGGCATAGTGAGTCAGGAATTGCCAGACTTACTTTTTTACTACAATTTAGGAAAGGTGTAAAACAATGGACACAACAAAATTAACGGCATTCGCTCAAGCAGTTGGGGTTGACATCAAGGAATTGAAACAACTGATTAATGGTAAGGTTGACAGTACTACGTTAACGCAAGCTATTGAGCAGGCAAAAACCGCAGTTAAGAATGACCTTCTAGGTGATGGGGTCCCTGAAAATCTCAATACGCTTAAAGAAATCGCTGAGGAAATCGCTAAAATGAGTGGTAGCACTGAAGGTGCAGTCGTTCAAAAATTGGCTGACCTCGGTCGTCGTATTGATGAATTTGCCAATCTTGACCTGGTAGCAACATATAATGCAGCGAAAGCGTGATTGTTATGAGCAATTTAGAGGAATTTGCTAAAGAGGTCGCTAAAGACATCAAGCGGATTGAAACGAATTACGCAACCAAGGAAGAAATGCACGAAGCGACTGAGATAGACTATTCTCAGATTGTGACTCATGAAGAATTGGAGGGCAAGCATTATTTAACACAACACCAATCGCTTGCTGATTATGCAAAAAAGAGTGAGATTGTAAAGCCTCAGCTGACATTAACAGGTAATGATTTAAGTATCACAGGAGGCAACAGGGTCACGCTACCGCTACCAGAGAACGTAGGCCATGAAATCCGTGGCACAGGCTCACCAGAAGGCCGTATCACTGCCGAAATCGGGACCACCTATGTGGATGTTAATGTGACGAACGGCGCTCTTAAATGGATTAAAGAGAGCGGAAATGGTAACACAGGCTGGAAGGTCCTAACCGGTGACACTGGTTGGAGAACACTTAGGACGTTATCAAAATTAACTGTAGGTGGTCGAACATCGTTTATTAAAATTAGGCGTGTGAACAACTTGGTTTCTTATCAATTCGGAGGTCTAGATTGGGGTTGGTTCGGAATTATTCGCAGAGAGGGGCCGGGATTCGTTCGTCACTCTAGCACTGGAGACCGAGGCGTAAAAGTGCTAAATCCTGGAGACATTCCAGAAGGTTTTAGAAGTGAAAGCTCTTTAATCGGGAGTATCTATAGCGATTCAGGAAAACCGTATGGAATCTGGTATTTGGGCGGAAAGAGTGACGCAAACTATATCCAGTTCAGTTTCAACGATGTCATCCCAACCGACCGAGACATCGGAGATATCCGTGTAAGTGCCGTCTCGTATATAACTGACGAACCGTGGCCAACAACATTGCCATAAAAGAAAGGAAAATAACAAATGATTAACTGGAAATTACGACTACAAAATAAAGTGACACTCATTGCATTGTTTGGTGCTGTCTTTTTGATGGCTCAACAATTCGGTTTGGATATTCCGAAAAATATCCAAGACGGCGTGAATACGTTCGTGTATATCCTTGTATTGCTGGGTGTGGTAAACGATCCGACTACGAGCGGTATCACTGACAGCAAGCAAGCGCTTGAATATGAAAATCCGAAGGAGGATTAAGAATGGATATTGATACAAGTAGATATAGAGAGGGATTACCTCAAATCGGTTACGCTCCTTATCGACAAATTCACGCTCATTCAACTGGAAATAAAAACTCAACTGCTCAGAATGAAGCAGATTACCACATGCGCAGACCTGTTGAATCAGGCTTCTTCTCTCACGTTGTGGGGAATGGCAGAGTCATGCAAGTAGGTCCTGTAAACAATGGGTCTTACGATGTAGGTGGCGGGTGGAATTATGAATCTTACGCAGCAGTCGAGCTGATCGAAAGTCATTCTACCAAAGAAGAGTTTATGGAAGATTACCGCCTGTACATTGAATTACTACGAAATCTAGCAGATGAAGCAGGTCTTCCTAAAACGTTAGATTCGGACTCATTGGAAGGTATTAAATCGCACGAATACTGTACTTATAACCAACCTGATAATTATTCTGATCACGTTGATCCTTACCCTTATCTAGAGAGTTGGGGAATTAGTAGAGAACAATTCAAGCATGATATTGAGAACGGCCTCGATGTAGAAGCGGGTTGGAAACAAAATACTACTGGCTACTGGTACGTACACTCAGACGGTTCTTATCCAAAAGATAAGTTTGAGAAGGTCAACGGAACTTGGTACTACTTTGACGACTCAGGCTATATGCTCGCAGAACGCTGGAAGAAGCACACAGACGGCAACTGGTACTGGTTTGACCAATCAGGCGCCATGGCGACAGGTTGGAAGAAAATTGCTGACAAGTGGTACTATTTCAATGAAAAAGGCGCAATGCAGACTGGTTGGGTCAAGTATAAAGATACTTGGTATTACCTTGACAGCAAGGACGGGAACATGGTATCAAATGCTTTTATCCAGTCAGCTGATAAAAAAGGCTGGTACTACCTCAAACCAGACGGCAGCATGGCAGATAAGCCAGAGTTTACTGTTGAGCCTAACGGGCTCATTACTACAAAATAAATAGAAAGGAAACTTTCTAAATTGTTCTTTCACCGCAGGCCCAGGCTTGCGGTTTTTTGTTTGCTCTGAAAGTACTTTCTGAATTAAAAAAAGTAATGATTTTTTCACTACTTTTTTATTTTTTTACGAATAGATAAGTAAGGAGGAAGAAAATATGAACATTTTGAAGATTGAACTAGCAAATGTAGAGCAGACAGACTTAGGTTTTGAGCACTGGGTAGCAGTGACGTACAGCTTACCTTTTTTGAAAAATGAATACACGGTCAAGCTGTTATTATTCATGGAATGCAAGATAGAGGACCAAGAGGTTATTGAGTATCTAGTATCAACTTGGAAGTATCGGGATCTCGTGCTGCATTCATTGCAGATGTATGAGATGGAAAAAATCAATAATTTTACTATCCTTGATTGAGATGTTGGTGGTCTTGCTCATCATCAGTGTGCTTCTATTACTCTTTGTACCTAATCTGACCAAGCAAAAAGAAGCAGTCAACGACAAAGGAAAAGCTGCTGTTGTTAAGGTGGTGGAAAGCCAGGCAGAGCTTTATAGCTTGGATAAAAATGAAGATGCTAGCCTAAGCAAGTTACAAGCAGATGGGCGAATCACAGAAGAACAGGCTAAAGCTTATAAAGAATACCATGCTAAACAAAATACCAGTCAAACCGTTGCAGATTAAGGCCTTTACCATGCTTGAAAGTCTCTTGGTTTTGGGTCTTGTGAGTATCCTTGCCTTGGGCTTGTCAGGTTCTGTTCAGTCCACTTTTGCGGCGGTAGAGGATCAGATTTTCTTTATGGAGTTTGAAGAACTCTATCGGGAAACCCAAAAACGCAGTGTAGCCAG